GTCGTAAAGGTTCGCCCATTGGATTAGTTGGTGTACGTAATAACAAATTATCGTGCTTATCTAATTTAAACCAAGACTGAGGGCAAGGTTTAAAGCCTTTTGGTATCCATTTCCCATTCACTTGTGCCCATTGGATTTCAAGCGCAGAAAAACCATGTCCGACCGCATCCATGAGATCAATAAATAAATCTTCAAGGTTAGGATATTGGTAAAATAGCTCGTCAATTTCTGCTTGTAATTTTTCTTCTGCAGGTGTTGCATTACGTGGTTCGACAATACGCCAATCAAGCGTAAGCACTGAACGCTTACGTGTCATTATGTTTGCCGCAATGCTACTGTCTTGCTCTTCAATATCCATAAAAAGCTGATGCTGAGCCTGAATATCACCATTTTCTGCATCATCTAAAATTTGTTTCAATTTTGATGGTGTAATTTTGGCTGAAGGATGATCGTCTAACACTCGTCCTGTAGCGGTAACTTCCGCGTCATCAGTTTGCGTAGGCTCTGTCTCATTGCCTTTTAAAAGGTTTTTAAATTTGTCTAACAATCCCATAAATTCACCTTATTGTTTCCACACAGAATAAAGATCCGCCTCATCTTCATCCCAATCGCTATCTTCTAACTCACTAATACTTATCCATTCAATCGCCGCAGAACTACTTACTGCATTACGCCATAGCATCTCCAGTGCGTCTGGGCCATCATCATGGTCGGCTTTTGGGAAATGGCGTAACTGAGAAATCAGCGTAGCTTGTGAGCTATGTAATAAAATTAACCCATTCGCCATGTGTGGCTGTAAACTTTCAATACGAAGCATTTTGTCTGTATTGGGTTTAGTTGCAGTTGCCGGTACGGGAATGCCTCGTTGTGCCGAACGTTTCACTAACTCGTCTTTTAAGAATTCTTGGAATTGTACGGTTTCAACAAACCAACGCTGACACTGGTATTGTTTCTGCATACGAATCACATCTTCAATGATGAGATCAGGTAGGCGCTTTTTAACCTGTGCTTCAATTACATAAAGCTTACCCGTCTCACGATGATAGCCCCCCACCAAGATGGCTGATGGGTCACGACTTGCACCCGCTTTACCTAAAGAGGGGTCTAGCGCGCCGAAATAAACCAATTCACCTGGCAATTCAGTCCAATAAGTCAGCGCATTAGCAAACATCGCATCATCACTGCTTAAAGGATCGTTTTGATATTCCGAATCAAAGGTAGCGTGCCCATCACGAGCGCGAATTTTCATCAAGGTTAAAATAGGGCGAGCAGCCCAACTTACTACTGCACCTTTATCCATTGCTGATTTATTTTGGGAATAGAAAGCATCAGCCACCGCTTCACCTTCGTTTAAGTATAAGTCCTCCCACTTATCCCATAAGCTCATATCATCAGGCTGACGAATTAAGGCTTTAAATTTTGCTGTTTTCCATGCTTTGCTTGATAAAGTGCGGTTTAACACACTGTCGTAATGAAGAATAGTTCCGATATACACCACATCTAACTTATCTCCAGCTGCACCTAAAGGAAGCACGGTTTTCTTCAACCAATCATGCAACTTATCACGCTGTTCTGGGCTACGTACTTGTTCATCATTTTCAATATCATCCAATACAACCAAATCTGGTCGATATGCACCATGTCGTAAACCACGCAACTTCTTACCAGAACCAGCAACTTGTACTTTCTGATTAGCTTTTGTCACAATGGTTGCAGCTTGCCACACACGACCTTGTCCTGCGATTTCAGGAAAGTCTACGCGTAGCCGTTGGTTAAACTCCAACTCGACTTTAATTGCTTCAAGCATTGGATAGGCTTGGTCTATACTGTCCATCACAATTAATGCATAACGTTTCTTTTGTGCTACAAGACAATAAAGTGTGAATAATTGAGAAACGAGAGTTGATTTAGCCTCACCACGTGGCGCGGCAATGGCTAAATGCACTGATGATGGCTGTTGTAACACTTGTGGCAAATGCTCAAAAAGATAGTTATGCAACTGTGAACGCGAAGATGAACGCACATAATGCGGAAAGTAATTCGACACAAAAAAGTCATAACCCGAAACAGGATCTAACACCTTTTTGCGTCGCTCACTAATGGCAGAAAGGGAATCGTCCCATCCCTCAAACTTCGCCTCGACTTTTTGTCGCAAGCTGTCGGAATAGGCTTTTAATTCTGCTAATAACTCTTTATTCTTCACAATTATCCTCTACACCCATTATACTTCCCAGCCTTCGGATACCGGTGAACCATTCAAACCTTCCATCATGCTTTAAATTCCTTACTTAATGTTTCACCAAATCCATTGAGCAAATCTAAAAAATCACCTGTTAGTTCTGGTTTATTGGTTTGGATATATTCCCCAAAGAGTTTCACCGTTTTAATCGCAGTAGCTAATTCAGATACCTCAGGCAACAACCGCTTACTGCTCGCCACCATTTTCGAGTAGCTGTCACCCAAACCTTGGATCAGTTTTGCTTTCTCACTCATGGGCAAGTCTTCGGTTTTACGCAACTCATCCATGGTACTTTCAAAAAAAAGCAAAAAGGTGGTGAGCATACCACGAGCCACATCTTCAACCTTTCCACTTGCCATTGTTGATGCATCACGCACTTTGTCCCAATTATCGCCGCGAGCTTCGGCTTCACGTTTCCAGCGTCGTGCAGTGTTATAGGACACTTTGGCTTTTTCTGCGGCTAATTCCAGCGTTAGGCAATCAAACACATAATAACGGCGCACATCTGCCTTGGTTTTTTCATCATGTGCCATATTCACTAGCCTCCTAATTTGGCTTTGATTAGCTCAAATCCAACCGATACCAATAAACCGCCCAGACCGCCAACTAAAGCGGATCGCACACCCAATTTAGCCATACTGTTTTCTACCTTAGCTAAACGGACATCAATATCATCCACACGCCCATCTAAACGGTCGATTTTATGATTGACTGCACGGGTCAAATCTAAAATCTCATCTAGTTTTGCATTTGTTTGTGCGCTTTCGGTTAATTGCTCTAAGCGTTTCCGATCTCTTGCTGACATTATTTATCTGCCTTGTTATCTAATTTTTTCGTAATGGACTGCAATTGCTCAGAAATTGCACCTAATTTATCTAAAATGCTTTGATTGGTGATACTAGCCACTTCTTTTGAGACATAATCGCGCTTGACTTCTTTAACTTCGTCATGCAGGCTTTTAAACTCACTGTCTAATTTCTTAAACCACACACCAATAAAGAACACCGCAACAGATACCAACCCATTAAAAATCATCATCCCATTAATGTGTACTTCCATTTTCACCTCGCTGACAAATAGTTCGATATGTATCGTTATGTACTTTAATTTGACGCAAGGTTTCTGTCGTATCTTGACGGCTTGCGGGGATCAACGAGAAACCGGCACAGCTTGCATTAATCACGGAGATCCCCTGACTTGTGCAACCCATCAATAAGAGTGTCACGGTCAGCATTACGACTGTTTTCTTCATGTTGTTTTCTCGTTTCATAATGTTTCACCTGCGTATCGGAGACAGCTTTTTCACGCACCAACTGCTCGTTATCTTTTAATAATCGGTCAATTTCACGCCCTGCACGTTTGAGCTTAAATACCACATAACCACAAATAGCCAGCGCAGTACCTGAGCCGATTAAAATCATCTGTAACGTCATTAAATCCCCCTTGGTCTATCCGTTTGTTCCGGTTCGACATAAACTTCGCCAGTAATCTGTTCTTCTGGCTTGGTTTGTTTGGCTTGATATGCCATTACAGCACCCTTGGTTGCAGCCGAACCACCGCAAAAACAAGCAAAATAAAAAAACAAGTCAGTGACCGTAGAACGGTCAAGATAAACGGCATAAATCAGCACCCCCGCCATCACCAAAAAGCCGAAAAACTGAATAAAACCTGTCGTACTCGCACGACCATCACTATTGGTAAATAATTCAAAAAACTTATTCATTGACATAATCTCCGCATGATCACTTCAGCTGGAGTTGGTTTCCCACGAAAGGCATAGCTCCATGCGTTTTTACT